TAATAGAACCGAGCAGGGTTAAGCATCCTACCACGGACATAAATATCTGCTGCGCTGTTTTCCTCGATCTGCTTGAACTCTTCATAATCTAGATTCTTAATCTCAGGTGTGATTATTTGTAGGGACGACTCCTCAGGAATATGACCATTCTCTATACAGTATCCATAAAATATCTGCTTTCCTCTGTGGTAGGGTACACCACGAACGATGGACACAAGTTGGTAAAAATTACCAGTCTCACCACTCTTGAAGCATTGCCACAGGCCAGTCTCAAGGTTGACGGACATGTGACGCTTGTAGTCAGAGGTGTCAATGACTGAGTTACAAACCCACTCACGACCACCACTCTGTAAGCGTCCTTCCTTGATGTTCTCCTGTACCCACTCTCTAATCATACTGGAATAGTAGCTACTTCCCTCTGGGTTTTCTAACTTTTGCTTCGTCTATCCTCTTTTTGCAGATAGCAGGATCATTAAATATTGGACAAATACTCTTATAACCGCACCAGTTACAGAACTCATTCTCCGAAGGAGTAAGGTCTTCTTTCTTTGCCTTTCTTATCTTCCAGACATCCTCGACCACACTTTTTATGTGCTGGGCTATGGCCTGTTCTGTATAGGTGACTGGCACTAGATTGTTCGTAAGGGGGTAGTAGTGCGCGAAGGTAATCTTCCGTATAGGCGCTCCAGTTAATCTATGTGCAGCATATACATAGGATTTTCCCTGTGGATCTCCAAAAAGCTCGAACTTAGACTTCTCTCTTTTACTAGTCTTATAATCTATTACAAGAACATCCTGGGTAGGAGTTTTTATGATTCTATCTATAAATCCCTCATGCTTTATGTCGCTGCCAAGGTCTTCTGAGAAATGATGTTCAGTAATCGACTCCTTAGGGAGACTAGCGTTGAACCTCAGAAAGTTCTTACAGCAGGTAGTTATTTTTTTGTTGTAGGATTCAGGAAAGGTATACTTGTCCCTTATGCTTTCCCCATACTGGAGTAGCTGCTCTACGCTTTGTGCATCGGTGTTATGCTCAAATATCTCATGAATAAAGGATCCAAAATGCAGGGCGTCCGAGTTACCTTTGTCAGTTTCCTCAAATCTATCTACATAATTATACCTGTACTTCAATCTGCACTGCCTAAAGGTTTCTCGTTTAGAGTTTGATATATTGTTGCAAAACATGACTGTCAGAGTATTAGTGGATAATAGATCCCTATCTCGATGCTGTCATAGAAATCCTGTACTACTTCCTCAGAGTACTTACATTTCTTTATAAGATACTGAGTTAGGCTAGTCTTCTTTACAGGCTTCTTGTCGTTAACCGCCTCAAATAGGCGATTCTGAAACTTGATTACAAAATTGGTAGAAAACTTGTGTCGCCACTTCTCAATAAAATCATTAGAGAATGTGAAGTGTAATAGATCCATAAACTCTAGGATCTCTATTTCATCACTATTATGGTTATTCATTACTATTCTTTATTACTGTATTCTTTAGGTAGTAAAGGTAAATACTTAATAAATAACCTTAACTATAAATATACTAGCATGAGAAAACGGTCAGGTCTAGAAAAAATTGGAAAAACTTTGTCGGACGCTGTTTCCGGGGGAATAACTCGCATTAAACTTCTGATTAAGTCCATTGATAGGTCTTCTAGCAATCTGGACTCTGGAGATCTAATATCTTTTGATTATACCTACACCAACAAGAAAAAGATAGTAGTCACTCAAAACTATACAGTCCTACTGGTAAATAACAGAAGATCTGGGAATGACCCACTATTTACATCCACCAGGGGTAACACCCTTATATCTGCCTATAAGATAGAGCACTTACAGCCAGAAACGCTTATTAGCGTTCTTTCAAGTATATACAAAGGGAAGGAGAAGGGTGTATCTAGAGAGCAGGTACAGCAGGCGTTTAAGATGATTATCGGTCCTGCTGTACTAAGTAATAAAAACTATAGAACATTTGACGACAGTAAGCGAGGAAAAATATCTAAAATTTCAGTAGAAAATATTGAAGATATAAAGAATGAAATTACGGATGAGGAAGAGGTAGACCAATGAGCCTAAAGACCGCAATAGCTGGATTAACCAATAAGATCACAAACATGAATAGTGCCACTGGCATTACTAATGGTAGTTTAAAAGATCTGAATCAGACCATGGGTGCTATGGTGAATCAGCTAAAGACTTCCATGCAGATGGATCAGAGGCTTACACTAGCCAATCAGTCCTTACGAGAATTTATGGGTAAGAATGCCTCCGTAATTCAAGGCAATACGGCTGGTGTCGAGCGATCCACTAAAATAGCTATTGAGACTCAGATGATGGGTCTTGACGGTCAAAGAAAACAGTTAGTTAATACCGCAGGGTTGATGGCCTTAACTGGGCAAAACACTATGGGTCTTCTAAAGATGGTTAAGGGTTTAGAGACCAATACTACCATGAATCGAGCGGGGACAGAAGATTTAGTTAAAGCAGTAACCGAGTCTTCTCGAAAATATGGTAGAACTACAGAACTCCTTATAGAAAGCATGGAAAAACTTTCCAGCACTATGGAGATACAGACAGCGTTAGGCGTAGATACAGGAGCCACTCAAGCAGTAGTAGCTGAACTTACTGCTAAATTTGGAGCAACCTTCGGTCAACAGACAGCCGAAATGATTAACATGCTCGCCGCTATGGATGCAGGACAAGCAGCCGCACTGGGTGTATTGGATGAGCAGGCTATGGTTAGATCTGGTCAAATAGGCGATATGGGGGCTACTCAGGCACTTGCGGTTCTAGAAGGTGCAGGGGCAAAGATAGTTCAAAGAATGGAGGCTATTTCCACAGACCCCCGATTCGCTCCTGAGGCTAGAGCAAGCTTAATTGATGTAGGGGGTCAAGCTAGAGTTCAAGCGTTCGTCGCAGGGTCTATGAACAAGATAGCTGTAACTATCAGTGATATAGACAGAATGACTGAGAATCTTAAAGTTTATAAAGAACAGGTAGAACTACCTGCTCAGATGATAGCTGCTGATAAAGCAGAGCGGCAGATGAGGATGCAAGAAGGACTAACAAATATGATCGCTGGATTTAAGAATATGATAGCTGTATTTGAACCTGTTACTAAGTTGTTGTTTACTGGCGTAGAGAAAACACTGACATTTATGGGTGTAGTGTTCATGGGTGTTGGATTTTTGATTGCAAAAATGATTGATAAGACGGTAGAGCTTTTACAAGACTTTGGTTTGCTTACTTTAGATCAACCTTATCAATCCGCGTGGACTGAAGAACTATCTAATAGTTTATCTATGATGTGGGACTCTTTGAGGGGAGTTGAAGATAATACTAGGACTGCTAATGACAGAGCAGCCGCTGCTGATGCAGAAAGAAGAGCTTCAGAATTAGAGGCTACAAATGCCTACAATAGGATTAGATTAGAAAATGCCTTCAGGTATAATGTAGATGAAAGGCTTATTGGGAGTGTTGCGGAGCTAGTAACTTACATGAGAGAAGGCAATGACATTAATGCTGCTAATGGACGAAGACTTGGAAATTTAAGTGCGGAAGAACTGCTTCGTAGAGGAAGGGGGAGAGGACGATGAAAATAGATCAGCAACTAGAAAGGAATTCGTTTTTGATTTGGAAGTATTACGGTAACGACGGAACTCCTTTCCAACAGTCTATGAAGTTTTGGGAGAATATAAAGGTTAGCGAACGAGGTAAAACTAGATACTCAACACAGTCCCCTATAGGGAGAAATAGCAGTGTCTTTGTGTACATGGGAACTGAATCTAGATCTTTTAGAGTTCAGTTTAATATGACCTTACCTCATATATTAGAGCATAGCTACATAGAACCTTCTGACTCTTTCTTTGGTAGACTCGCATCTAAAGCTAAAGCTAAGGCATCATATTTCACATACTTAGGAAGCGGAACAAGATTTACAGGAGGTAGTCCTGGAAATGGAAAAGATGTAGGGGCTCTTGTTGAGTATTTTGATAGAAGATACTCTTCCTACCTGAGCCAGCAGGAGATTCTAGAACTAATAAAAAAAGTTTTAGAAGGAGGAGCCATACCTCCCACTGCGGAGACTCCAAGAAAAGATGCTGTTAAAACCGTAGTGAACTATTTATGTATGATTAGATCTAGCACCTTAACCCACCAAAAGCAGCCTCATTATGGACCCCCCATAGTGAGGTTAAACCATGGTATAGGTATTGGAAATGTTCCATGTATCTGTGATGGGTATTCTATAGATTTTGATGGGGATGCTGGTTACGATGCCAAAACCCTTCTTCCAAATGTTATAAAAGTAACTATGGAATTAAAAGAGGTTAGAATAACACCTAAAGGGCAAGGTTCCTTTAATCCTGTTGGACGAGAGGGAGGCTCTGCGGACTTTGAGGCTGGATGGGATTCCAGCATATCCTTTATATCAACAAACAGCGTAAGAATGGGTAATCCACGGTCGGAGAATAAAAAATGAATGCACGCAGCAGGTATACTACAGGAGTTACAACTATCAAGCATAAAGGAGTCGATGTTACTACCAATGTTGGAACAGCATTTGATGATTCTTTAGTCCTTGTAGATGAAGTTAAACTTAGAATAGGACAGCTTCCACTACAGCATGAAGGAAGACCTGATCTTGTTAGTTATGTGTTTACGGATACTCCTTATGCTTGGTGGGTATTCATGCATACTAACAACATATGGGATCCTTTCCAAGATATGCAAGCAGGTAGATTTGTAAGAGTTCCAAATGAGTGATTACAACATTTACAGTCCACAACTATGGGTATCTAGAAACAAGAGTTTCAGTACCGTAGATTGCCTAGTTCACCCTGAATTTGGCAATCTAATATCGTATATTTATGACTCAGATAACTACGAGCTTACAGTAACATTGATTGATCCTGACGGAGACTTTATAAAAAGAATATCTGCTTTTGATATAGCAGCGTTCTCTCAAAGGTATATGGAATGTTTGGCATCTTCTCAGGAGCAGGAGCAACATGGATTACCTAAAGGTAGTGATGTTGATTCTGGAGTCTCCGATCCTTACGAGTCTTACGATTATACGACTCAAAGATACGGAGGGCCATTATACGCAAAATTAACCGATGGTAAACATTGGTCTGACTGGCTGCTTTGTGAAATAAGAGCATTCACTAAAATAGATGATACGGATAGAAATCAATTTATAGAAGTTAAATTTGTTGTCCCAGGAGTGATGACTGGGGTAGATTATGCATCTAGAAGAAGTGATGTTTGGGGTAGATCATCAGATATGTCTGTAGACTCTCTCAGAGAAGATAAGATAACAATAGGTAAAAAAGAGTGTGAAAAAAAAGATAAGTACAGTCCCAAGAATTGTAAAAAAGTTTTTTACGCAGCCGCGATAATAGATGCAATAGAGTTGATACTTTCAAAAAGAATGACAAGTATTTATTCATCTGAAGTTGAAGCAGGCCAGACTACAGGATGTGCTGGTATAGTTGCACTAAGTGATAAGTTAAGTGCTGCAATAACTAAAGAAGCTAACAATAGTAAAGAGGACCCTGACCGATTTGAAAAACTTTTAAATGAAGCCGATTTCTACTGCAACTACGAAGTAGAAGATTTTCAGGACATGATACCCACTGGAGACATGACTCTAAGGTACTTTAAAATGGGCTCTGGAAATGTCAGGAACACCGTAGATGAAATGGTGGTAGGACCAGATCCTGTATTAAGCCCCCAAGAGGTAGTACAAGCTCTTCAAAATTTAGCAAGTGTGTTTGGAGTTAGTGACGACTTATATGGTTACGCTGTTTATTCAGAATCGAGTCTAACTTCAAAGGTGACATCTCTTTTACCAATTAGTTTTCCAGGAGGACTTACTGATGTAGCGTTCATTATAGTTGCAGACGATTCTTTCTTGGACGGGTTTGCGGCAGGAAGTGTTGTAGGGTTAGGCAGTGGAAGTAATTCTGAGTTGGTTCAACAAATAGCGGGGCTTGTTCATGCACATCAAGCCGCTCAGTTCAATCAACTTAGTTATGAGGACGCTAGGGCAGCATATCAAAGTTCAAACGCATTAGAGCTTAGGCATAATGTCGAAAAAGGAAATGTCGTAAACATAACCAGTGGAAGAAATAATGCAGGGATTGATTACGGGGTTCTTATAGACAATGGAATATTCTTAAGGCAAGCAGCTATAGGAGCTACAGGAGAACCAGCGAAATCGTTATCTGAAATTAGGAACAATCTTGAGTCTGCATTAGGAAATATAAGAGGGAGGTTTGCAAATGTGCAGCAGCTTAAATCCAGCTTAGAAGGGAAAGGCTTTGTATTTGAATCACCTGCGGATCAAAGAATACTGGAACATGTTATGGAATATTTAGAAAATAATGATGACATAGCTAGAGGTTTATCAGTACCTGACTTAGCAGAGATTTCAGGATATTTAGGATATCTTAGAAAAATGCAAGCTACGGGTGGATACAAATTATTAGTAAGAACAACTCCTATGTTCAATACCTCCATGGCTTTAAGAGGATTTCCTGTCGTACTAAATTCTTTTAATCTTAAAAGCAGCCAGCACGGATATGCTCCTAACGGATTATCACAATCCTTTATTTCAGGAGTTTATGTAATATTAGGAATTAAACATTCAGCAACCGAAGGGGGCGCGTTCACAGAATTTTCTTTAGTAAAAACTGGATTAGACTCTATGATAACAAAGAAAGTAGACGAAGACGCCGCTCAGGCAAACGAGGAAGCTTCCAACCCTACTCCACCTTCAATAGATCCTGGATGGGCGGGTCAGTTTGATAATGCAACATGGTCAGCCCCGAGTGTTAGTTGGCAAGACTTTCTTCCAGGAATAGGTGGGTTTTAATGAAGATATTTACAGCACAAGTAGTAGACAATACAGATAATAAAAAAACTAATCTTATTGAATGCTCCATAGAAATAGCTACCGATAGCAATGAAAAAAAGATGTTTACAGTTCCTGTAGTATATACATCTCCTTTTCATTCTAACAATGGACCTGAAAACTCCACTATCAAAGGTGCAGGGTTTTCGGCTCCTATAGAGGTAGGCGATAGGGTATTAGTATGTCTACCCGAGAATGAGAATCGTCTTTACTATATGTCAACTATTGTTGAAACAAGACCTCATGGTAACCGAGAGAGTTACTCCACTGAAGGAGATCGTCTTACCTCTACAGGCATGTCCAATGCTGAAGGAGCAGCCCTAGAGTTAACTACAGAAATAGGAGACAGCGTTACTAAGATGGTAGCGGAGCTTCGAGGCCACGGAGGTTCTGGATCAGTTATGATAACAAATAACCCAGAGGCAGAGGCGGTCAATATCGAGGCTCCAGGCAAAGAAAGCAGCATAAAACTTACTGGACCTTTTAATTTTCAAAGTGGTGGAAATAAGATACAGATGGACGCCAAGTCCAACACTGTAATAAGAACTAGAATGGGGTCTACTCTTATTGATACAGGATTATTGGGTGGTATGATTTCTCTTGTAAATAACGCTATGTTCCCAAATCCTTTAAGGATTACTACGCCCTTTGCAGCATTTACAGGAGATATTAAGATAGATAGTGAAAATAACTGCATAGATATTAGATCCTGTACAGATCCAACCACGCTTCCACTCCAATCACCTCTAGGACCAGGAATTACTTTAACAGCAGGAACTCCAGGAGTACCAAATCCTCTGGCCGAAATAGGTCTTAATAGTGCTGGAAAGGTCGTAATATACGCGGCAACAGGTATAGATATAGTTACACCAGTCGGAGACATAAACATACAAGCATTGACAGGATGTGTAAATATAAAAGGAGCGCCTGCTCCCCCACCTCTAGGTGGTGTGAATTTACAGCCAACGACGCCTACTACAGTGGAACCTCTTATCCCATTAATGCCGCTCTCATTTAAACGAGGAACTCTACCAACATGAATGTTTTAGCAGCAATACAGAACCCTACAGCCTTCGCGGCCTCTGAGTTTGGAATACCTTCATGTATTCTAGACTTAGCTGCGAGCTTGCTAAATTTAATACCAATACCTACTGAAGCTTTGTTGTCTATGCTGATAGCTATTCAGGAGGCTATGGCTGTTGCGTATGCTTTCTTAGACGAGCTTCTACAGATGCTGTGGAGCAAGCTAGGGTTAAAAGAAATTAACAGTATTCTAGGCTCTATGTCGGTATTTATGGACATTAGCCTGTTCACTTTAGCTTTAGGTTTAGCATCTTTACAGGCTCTAGGTCAGCTTTATCAATCAATAGCAGATCAGTTTGAATCTATTAAAAACTGCTTAGAGTCCTTTAGAAAGGACCAGATGCTTAAGAGAGGACTAGACCCTGATGATCCAAGTGGAAGGACTCCAATCTCAGGGATGTTCCCTGATACGGCAACAAAACTTTTAGTTGAAAGATCAGTACAGTCGGTCGAGGATTTCCAAGATAGAGCGAGAACTGCTTTGGAGAACATCAATACTGTTCTTCAGCAAAGAGCCGCAGTAGGTGAACCAGAGCAGGAGGATCCAGAGGAAGAAGGGGCTATATTTAGATTAGTTTATGGTCCACCTAAAGCTAAGAAAGGTCAGTTCCTGTTATCTGAGGATGGACTTTACTACGATTCACAAACACGCCTTTACGATGGAACGAAGGAAATTCCTGATCAGCAATCAATTATAAATTTCCATAACTTAGAGTTACCTATCCATGAAAGGTGGAGATCCGAGAGAGCGCCTTCATTAGGAGGAAAAGGTACTTCTATAACCATAAAGGATTTAGATAAGTATTTTGACACAATACTAGATATAAATCAGATTGATTCCTCAATATCTCTAACCAGACATTATACAGGAGATGCTACTTTACAAGTAATAGAGGGTCAGAAGATGAAGGTCCTTACAGATATGGAGGACCATAAGAAGTGTTTGATTGCTTCAGGCTATGAAGAGGATTCAGCTATAGTATCCAACTACCAGCAGCAGATATTCTCAGAGCTACAGTCCTTCGATAATAAGATAAGGAAAAGAAAGAAGCAGATCGAACTAGCTATAAAAGCTCCTCAACTATACGGAGTTTCATCCATGTTCGGTGTAGGTGAGGTTCCTATTAACGATTTCTCCTATCTAGGGAAGTTTAATATAGCTGTTGATGTTGAAAAGCAAAGAAAGCTATCACTAGATCATGGAGAGGTCAGTGGGGTAATATTGCCTGTAAAGCCGATATATGTGAGATACAAGGACGCTGACACGGCGGCTAAGGTTCTACCCTTGAAGATGACTAGGATCGGTACAGGCGCTCTGGTAGACTCTCCTAGCCCATCCTCTACATTACTACCCGCTCTTCCAATAACTGACTCGGTTATAACTGACAACTTAATAGCATGTTATAGTTTCTTAGATGCTAAGATTAAAACCACAGACTCAAGTGCATATTCAGTTTACAACAGCACAGGAGATTCCGAGCAGAATGCACAATTGGTAGGCAAGACTATAAGTAAAGTTTTCAATAAAGGATTAGCTATACCTAGATTAGATGGTATAATGCGCTACAACTACATAGATGGCACGACATTCCTGAAACCTTACTCAGTAGGAAGCTATGTAAAATTACCACCTACAGCGGATTTCAATAACCTTCTTTATAAAAAGAACGGAACATCTATAGATACTTGGCTTCACATTCCTGGATTTGGAATGGGACAAAACGATTTAGAGGCAGGAAGATCTTCAAGACCTACCTTAGAAGCGTCTGGAGAAAACTATGGGGCTTGGACAGATTATCACTACTACAAGGTACTACTTTCTAATGAGAACATAGGTGGTGATCTTTCTGCTAATCCAAATAGGATGTATGCAAATTACAGTTCCGACACGGTTAGAGGTTTGATGATAGCCCTTACAAGAGATCCTCAGTGGACTATGGATAATGCTGCGGATAGAGGGTTAGATACCGATATAGCATCGGAGTTTGGTTCATTAGACACAGCAGATACCATACTTAAGAGTTATTTGATTATAGCTCCTACGCAATCTTTAAATGGATCTGATGTAGAATTCTTAAGACAAGGTGATTGTTCTGATGAAGGAAGCCCTCTTATAGGATTTACAGTGGATACTTCAACTACAACTAAATCAGGGTTCTCTATAAATGATTGCTCTGCCGAGTTTGTTCACCTAAGTATCACGATGAATCCAGAGATGGACGACATATCAGTTTATCTTAATGGAGAGCTTTTAAAGTCTGCTAAGTACTCAGAAACCTTTGAACTTACAAAGAAGTCCTCCTTAAGGATCCCAACATTTAAGGTAACCGACGAGAAGATTAATCAAAGTTTTGCTTACAATAAGAAAACTATTGATGTTAACTACACATTAGATTTCGTAGACGGTCCTGATAACGATATATTCTTCACTCCTTGGATCGTAGGAGGTGGATGGACAGACGGATTACCAATCGACTCCACCTCTAGGAAGGGAGGCTTCATGGGAGAGAGCCGTGGATTCTACAGTGGATTAAGTGGGCATATAGGAAGTCTTAAGTTCTACAAAAAACCACTGACACAAACAGAAGTTAAGCACAACTACGAAGCTCATAGAGTCTTCTTTACAAACATAGACACTTGTCTAGATTAATACCATGAGCATATCACAATCGACAGTTTACGGTAAAGTACCTACTCCAAAAACTCTTCTTAGAGTATCTGATACTAAAAGGAGTGAGAGGATTGGAGTATCTATGATTTTTGATGAAAATAACTTTTTATCAAAGGCTAGTAGAAACAGGCTTCTATCATCCCAGATCCAACAGATAGTTTTTACTAGGCCAGGGGAGAGAGTTATGCTTCCTCGATTTGGTATAGATATAAATGGATTTTTATTCGATCAAGTTACTCCTGATGTATTAGATCAATTACGAACAGAGCTATCAGACCAGATAGATAGTTATGTGCCTCAAGCAAAACTTATTGATATGTCTGCTTCTATTTCTGAGAATGAGTTAGGAGCAGAAACTTTAACAATAACACTACTGGTTAGAGATAAAGAGCAGGAAGACAACCTTGAAATAACATTGGTGAAATGAACGATATCCCTTATACAAACGCAGGATCAGACTTCATGAAATTCGTGAAGTTTAAGGAAGACGAGAAATCTAGTTTAATAGATTTCGCAGCCACAGACTTCGATGAACTAAAAAACGCTCTAGTAAACTATGTAAAGGCTGTATATCCTTTAGATTATAACAACTTTGCTGAGTCAGATCTAGGAGTAATGTTTATAGAATTAGTTGCTTATATGGGAGCAGTTATGAGCATGAAGGCTGACATGCTTGCACACGAAGGGTTTCTAAAAACATCTAGAAATATAAACAATGTTAGAAAGCTTCTAGAGATAATTGGAGTTAGAATGAGGGGGCCTTCCTCAGCAGTAGGCCAAGCGTCTGTTTCTTCAAGAAATATAATAGCCCCTGGTCAAAGCCTTTTAGTGAATCCAGAGGATAGGGTAATAGTTACAACCTCACCTGAAGATGGTCAGGCTATTACATATACCTTATACACAGTAGATAATGGGGCTATCGCTGACCCAGCATATGATGGGACCATAGAGCTACTTTATGAAGACTCAGATAATGGAGTAGGTCCTGATGGAAAAAACTGGAACAACTTGGTCTTAGTAGAAGGGGCTTTTGCTATAGACGAAGGTACTTTCACTGATGTAGATATTTTAAAAGAAATTAGCCTTTCACAAAAACCAGTAATCGACGGATCAGTTCAAGTATTTGTTAGCTCTTTTGATACCGCAGTTAGTGGAGTATACACAGAACTTCAAAGCCTTGTAACAGCATCCTCCGGTGAAGATAAAGTATTCTCCATAGTATACGGAGATGATTTCTCAGCTAAAGTTTTGTTTGGAGATGGTGTGGCAGGGGTGCTTCCTCCTGCTGGGGCTTACTACAAAATAATGTATAGAGTAGGTGGCGGCAGCAGGGGAAATGCTAAGTCCGCTTATCTATCAAAAGAAATTCCAACTACAGATGGAAATGTTTTAGACATAACAAACATAACACCATTTACAGGAGGCGCAGACGCGGAAACTGTTAAGCACGCCAAGAAGTATGGAAAGCTTGTTTTTAGGCAACAGCAGAGACTAGTGTCTAGTGATGATTACAACTCGTTTGTAAATACATTCTCTGGTCCTATAGGAACTACAGGAAAAGGGAATGCTGTTACGAGAAAAGCGTTCTCCTCAGGTAATATTATTGATGTGTATCTTCTTGAAAGAGCCTCTAATCTACAATTGCAGAAGGCAAGTATTTCTTTTAAGAATGCTTTGTTAGAGGCCATGAACTCTAAGAAAATGATGACTGATGAGATTGTATTGGTAGATGGGTTAGCAAGAACATTAGATATAACCCTTAATTTATCCGTGGACGCAAAATATAAATCCATAGAGTCTAACATAGCCAACGCTGTAAGTAGAGTTGTCACAGAATACTTCAATCTAGATAACAGAGAGTTTGGAGAAACTTTCTACCCAGACGATCTCGGTAAGGAAATATTTACTCAAGTACCCCAAGTAAGATTAGCTGTAATTGATAACTATAAGGAGCCAATAATATTAGACTTCAATGAGATCATTCAGCTTAACAACTTCATATTAAACTTCAACTATGTCTAAGAGATTTTATCAAAGAAATTATATAGAGGTTATAAAGAACCTCTTACCTGAGTACTATCAAGAAGTTGATATTACTGGGGAGAGCGAGTCTTTAGACTTAATGTCTGTAATTCTCTTAGGTGATATAGAATTAATACAAGGCTACTCTAGATTATTTCCTATACATGATATAGAGCCAGTAGCAAGTTTACTTGGATGGGATGGTAAATACTTAACCAACCTACCCTCTTACTTTATAAAGAACAATAAAGTATCTTATATAACACAAGAATCATTTTCTTTAGAGATACTAAGTCCACTAGGATATGATATTAGGGATTATCGTTCAAGAGAAGATTTTGAGGACTTCCTAAAAAATACTCTATTAAGAAAGATTAGAATAGGTAAAGGATCGTCTGTTGTTCCTGTAGATGTTGCAACTAATTACTTATTTGGTGAAACATTAAATGATACATTAGTTTATCTAATAAACTCAATGGGCCTGTTCCAGATATTTAACTATGATCAGGATGAGCTTAATAAGCCTTTATGTGATTATGTTGCTGAAGAGTTGTCTAGATTGTGGGATGGCGAGCCTGTTTCTGAAGCAGATGCTTTAGTAGCTTTAAAGAGATATGTTTGGGACAATCAAGAAGCCTTAGGGTCAACCTTCGTTAATATGTTTGGAGGAGGCTTGTGGCTTTCAGGTCAAGACGAGAGCACTAGCGGAACCCTACAAATAGAAAAATTATCCACCCTTACAAGAGTCCTTCACTCGTCTCGTTATGGACAAGTGGATGATCCTTATGTTAGAGACTCGATTGAGACTTACTTCTCCATGGCAGATATCAATACTGCAACTCCAGTGTTTACAATATCCTGGACTGCCTTAGGAGGGGCTTCGATACAGACTCAAAGCGATCTTGATAGCGATGTTATAACTGTAATAACTTCAAGGTCATTAGAAGGTAATCTTCTAAAGTTTATGAGAGCTTTTTCATTCTTTGTAAGTGATATAGATGATCAGGTTCTTTCTTTAGAAACCCTACATTCAATAGAAGAGTGTCCTCCTGAACTTCTATCCTACTTAGCTGATTCTGTAGGATGGACTTTGTATACCAATAATAGTGATTCTCATAGAAGACAATTGAGAGAAGCGTTAAGGCTTTATCAAATGAAAGGAACTGCGGAGGGTTTAAAGCAACTCATCCGCGTGATACTTCCAGGGCTTTCATTAGATTTCGACGCAAAATACTCAGAGCACTTTGAAAGCTACATACCTAACTTACTCTATTATCTTCTTAGAACTGAGTCCAACATAAAGGATTTTGATACTTGGACATTTGAAGACGCCATATCTTATACAAGAGGTGAGTTCTCATATAGCTCTATTGATTTAAATGTAAGGTATGCAGTAGATGCTATATTGCTGGAAGCGGTTCATAAGTTTCCTGAGCTATTTACACTTAAGGGTAATAAGTTCTCAGACTATAACCCAGGCTACTTTAGATTTGGGTATAGACAAAGAGTTTTACCCATACCTCCATTTGAAGATGAGAGATTCTATAAGGACTGTGATATCAATCACGACCTAGTAGAGTTTTTAGAAGATAAGCTTATATGTTTCGGAGTACAAGAGGAGTATGCCTCCTCCTTTAAGGATTATGTACTTGATAATACAGTACGAGGCCCAAGGCCAGCAAAGTACTACAACAATGCATGGCTAATACTTACTGAAAAACTTAGCCTTCCTCCTAACTACGAAAGTGTATTTAGTAACTACGACAGAGATGTTATAGATTACATGCCTCTGTGGTCTGGAAAAAGTTCTCACATGAACTTAGCTGTATCATCAGGAAACTTTACAGACGAGTTTTTCAAATTTGGATCATTTTCTAAGTATGAGTTCTTTGATGCCTTAAGGGGTATTAAAGACTTTGTTCCTGCAAAGGTTATAGAGAGGGTACATGTTGATCTTCAAGGTGACGATTTTATTGTAGCTTCTGTCAAACTATGCCCTAGAGTAGTATATGACATTAAAGACATAATGTCTTATGGAGCCCTCGCCTCATACCAGCTATCCAGCCTGAACATGAGAGATAGTTCATTAGGACTAGTTACAGATGGAAAAGTAGCTTTCAAAAGAGATAGAATTACTTGGGGGTTAGATAATAATATACTGGATGCCTCAGGACCAGTAGCCGCCATGGGTGGAGGAAGAAACTCCAAGAGAAGAAGAAACTTTGAAAATGTAATCCATAGAGGTGAAATGTTTAATAGGACTGGTCATAACCAGCCTATGTTTAAAAATATTTCTACATCAGGTGACGGTTTCGATTACGCAGTACTTGGACTAAACCCCTCCACCATGGAGTACACTCCAGTAACAAGCCATACTCACCTACCAGATGTGTGGGATAAGTGTGAGGGTTATAACTCTTTCAATGAGTATTATGGAGTATCTTCATATCAAACATTCCCAACAAGAGGTCTTGAAGAGATAACTCCATCGTCGTGTCACCTGTACACATTTAGAGATGATTTCTCAGAAGCAAAAGAACTCATCTACTCTTTGATAAGAAAAAGAGTTGAGTCTAACGCAGAACTAGAATACGAATTAAACAAATTCTTGTATCAAGTTCCATGGAGGAATGAAGTAGAGAGTTTAAAGAATGAGTTTTGGGATAGCTACAATCTTGAGCAGGATGAGATTTACAACTATAAGTTTGATAAGTTTAAGATAAATAGAGGGGTCTTTGGAGGAATGGCATACTTATACGAGAATGTCTATCTTCCAATAGGATCGGAAGGTATATCTAATTCAACCTTAGAAGAGATGAAGGTCGGAGGATTGTCTGTCCTATCTCACGCCTTTGGACCAGTGTACTACAATGCCTTTTTAAATGTAGATGGTCCTAACGCAAATAAAACACAATCCCTGTTTGAAGAAACTGTTCTTACTACAGCGTCCGCGTCAGTAGGGGGGTATACGGTAGAACATTTATCTGCTCTTACTGTAGATGGAGAAGAGAAGAGAGATTTTACTGTAATAAGCGGTGTAGAGA